TATTTGCTGCTATAACATTAGCCATTGCTTGCATTCCAGCTCCACCTCCACCATTAGCTGCGTTTGCTAATGCAGTTGATGCTCCAGGTGCTGCTATCAAATCATCATTTTTACTTAATTTGAATAACCCACCTTCTTTAGTTGATACCGTTGTTTGACCTTCTGCCGGAGAATTCATATCACCAGCATTCATATAACGTGATGCTGCTCCAACTATAACACCAGCTGCTATCACACCAGCTAATGCTCTTGCTGGATTAGATAATGCTTTTACTGCTGCTAATGCTCCTTCTTTTTTTATAGATGAAGCTTGTAAGATAAGTTCTAGTTTTTTAAACGCTACAATTCCTTTTTGAATAGCAAACATACTACCTAATATCATAGCTGCGTATCCTAAACTACCACCTAATGCTTCATTCCATTGTGCTATTTTAGCAAAACCCTCAGCCATCAATGATACAGGTACTAACATTAATTCTAAAATTGGTAATATCGCAGTACCGAGCTGCATACCAATACCTGCGAATGTATTTTTTATTTTACTTAATTCACCTTGCATTTGTTGGTCTGCTTTCAACTTTTGTATAGTTAAATCTAAATCCTCTTTACTTGCATTTGTAATATCTAATCCATTTGCTATTGCCTGTTGTGCTAATTTTTTATCTTCATCCCCTAAATGAACTAATCTTTCTCTTTGTGCAATTAATCTTTGAATAGTAGCTGGGGTTTCTCCTACTGCCTTTGCTAATTCTCTTTGTGTAAAAAGGTCTTTATCGGCAAATCTACCATTTCTTTCCATTTGGTTTAACACCTCATCCAATGCACCTGAATAATCTTTGTTTGCCGCTAATGTTCTTGCTTGCGTTAGATTAAATTGCCCTTGTGCAAATGCGGCTGCTTTTAATTCTTGCTCTATACCACTTTCGAAATCCAAAAGCTTTTCACTAACACCCATTACTTCTTTTAAAGTAGTACCAAGTCTTCTAGCTTCAATTGCAGTTTTGGCCATATTATCAAATCCACTACCAAAATATTCTGCACTATCTTTAGCTGCCTCCGCAATATCTTTGAATAATTGCTTAGGTGCTATTTTAGATAATTTAGCTACATTAGTAACTTGTAATGCGTAATTTACGGCAGTATCTTCACTCAATCCAGTCATTGCTTCCAATTGACCTACAAATTCTGCCGAATCTTCCGCTGCAACTCCAAAGTTTGTACTTAATACCGTTAATGCTCTTACAGTATCTTTTGATAAATTTGCTACATCACCAAATTGTTTTTTAATTTCAGATATTGTATCAAATACTCCTTCAAATTCAACACCCATTAGAGCCATTTCAGAAGTTACGGATGCAGCAACTTTTTTTATATCTTTCATTTGGGAATTTATTATCCCAGTCTCTTGTTTAAATTTTTTAGATGCATCTGACATATCCGTCATTGCCTTAACTCCGAATGCAAATATTGTTGCCGCTGCGGCCCAAGCAAATACTATACCACTTGATATTTTAAGAAACTTACCAGCACCTTCAATTATAGGTTTCAAACTATCAGGTATTGCATCATACATTTTTTTCTGCTGCTCTTGTATTTCTCCAATTCTTTTTTCTTGCGCTAGGAATAATTGTCGTTGCTTAAACATATCGATAAAGATTTTTTGAGTTTCTGTATCAAAATCTTTTATAGATTCTTTGAATTCTAATTCGTCTTTTGCCGCTTGACTCATACCTTTGGTACTATCTTCAATATCTAAATAAGATTCAACTTGTTTTATTAGTTTATCTCTATTTTCTTTTAAAGTTTCTTTTTCGTTCATTAAGCTGTTACGCTTGAGAACCGCTGCTTCTCTATCTGCATCTGTAAATCGCTTACCATCGGTTTTAATAAGTAATATTTCGGTATTAATTTCTCTTATTCTTGTAGCTACACTAGCTAATGCACTATATTTACTTTCTTCATCTGTTAGAGCTACTTTAACTCTTGATGATAATTTTGAAAAAGATGTTAATTCATTTTCACTATCTTCTAATATTTCTTTTTTAAATTGAGCCTGCTTTTTTAAAGTCTCTGACCTTTTTTGATTTGTAGATAAAAGTTTTTCAGTTACTCTGAGTTCATCTTTTAATGTGTCTAAACTCTTTTTTTCTGCCTCCATCACCTTTTCAAGACGCTTGGCTTCTTTAGCTTTAGATACAGCTATCTTTTCATTTTGCGCATTAATTCTTTTTTCAGCCGCTTCAATCTGCTCTAATAGTTTTAATCTTTGCTCTTCTTGTTGAGGTATAGTGGCCATTCTTTAATTCAGTTATTATGGTACTAATCCTACACTTTTAAGTGCTTCGTATTCTTTAGGATTTTCCTTTTTCATTTTTTCAAATTTGGGAATGGACTGTCTTGTTATTGAATCAATCTTATCTCTTAATTTTTGTAGCTCAGGATCATCATCAATCAATTGTTGAATTTGCTTAGGCGGGTCTTTTTTTGAAAACCAACCAAAAAACTCCGTTAAATTTGATTTTTTTATTTTATATTTCTTTGCCATATGCGGTTATTTATAATAATACAACTATAAATATGGTATAAACAAAAAAGTTAGGATTATCTATTAACCCTAACTTTTGATTGATTATTTGCTTGCTTTATTTGCTCATTTTCCTTTTTCTTGGCATCTACTAATTGTTGGTAGTAAAACATTCTAAGATAGGTTGGCATTCTATACAAATCCATTATTGTGAACCCATTACCATAGTTTACCATCTCAAAAATTTGAGTATGGAGTTGAATACTATGATTCGGTGCTAGGCCAAAAAAAGCCCACGCCCATTACTATGGGCAGTACCTCCTCTTGTCCGTCTTCATGTGTATATGTCATTCTCATATCCATGTCCGGCTGAATTGTTTTAATGTAATCTCTAAATGCTCTACTATCTCTTGCTAAAAACCCATTTACGAATTTATTAATAGCTCCTATACTATTATCACCATCTACGGCTTTAATCATATGTCTAAATCTAGTAGTAATATCATGCGAAGTATCTTTATTAACCTTTTCTAATGCGGTAATATCTCTATCAATAGCCTTTTCATCACCATGCGTTAATAATTTAAATGTTAATTTGTTTTTACTATTTGGAGTAATAAATTCAAATTCATTTTTATTTTCAAATTTAGAAGTATCTACCTTTTTTGTTTCAATTTTTGTTAAATCAACAGATAAATTGATAACATCTCCCGTTACAGAAGAATATGCAGATGCTTCATACTTAGGACCGTATCCTAATAAACGAGTTGCTAAGATAATTGCGTTTTTATCACCTATAAGAATATCATCTATATTAACATTATCAACAATAACCGATTCAAATAGTTTATCTAATACAATACCTTTTTTGATAAGGTTTTGTGAAGAAAGGATATCCTCTTCCTTTGCGGTCATATGTTTAATTGTTATTTGACCCGATGATAATGGGTTCTCTTTTGGATATAATTTACCTTCCGATGGTAAACTAATAACTTCCGTTGGAAAATCATATTGTTTTTGATTCATAACTTTACTTTGTTTAAGTTTGTATATATAAATACATCATTTTAAAAAAATTAGAAAGCACAAAAAAGGGGATATTTTAGTATCCCCTTTAATTTTATATGTTTTAGATTAGAATTCTAATACAGCGTAATCATATGCTACTTGTAGTTCTATTGATGCTGGGTCATTAGATGTCATATCTAATTCACCAAAGTTTACTTGCAATGGAAATGCTCCATATAAAGTCCAAGTTTCAACAATATCACCAACAGGTCCTAACATTTCGATTTTGATAGTCTTCTTATAGAATTCAGAATATCCTTTTCTACCAGTAATAGATTCGTGTCCTAAACGAACCCACTCCATTACTTGTTGTGCACCAGATGGTACAATTGGGTCATAAAGAGTGATAGTCATATCCTGCCATTCACCTTTACCTTGCAACTTTCTTTTCACGTTAATGTGGTCTAAAGTTACAACTTCAAAGTTAATTTGAGGTCTGCTAGCTGCTTTAATCAAATATGCTTCTACACCATCGATACTCATTTTGAAACGAGCTTTCGTTTTTGGTTCCCAGGTTTTGTAGAACATATCGTTGAATTCTAATACTTGTGCCATTTTCTTTTCCTTTTATTTTATATTAATAAATATCTACTTTTTGTTTTTTATATTATGCTGAGAAACTTGCTCCAGTTGGTAAGATGTTGAAATCAATTACGATGAATTCAGCCGTCTTAGCAGGTTGTAAGAAAATTTGTCCAGCTAATATGTTTCTATCAATAACATCAGGTGTGTTGTTACTCTCATCCATTACAACTTTGAATGCGTACAAACCTTGTCTTTGTTGTATGCTCTCTAAGTATGGAGTTGCTGTGTTAATGAATCTTGCTCTAGTTTGAGTAGTATTTTGTTCGAACACTAAGAAACGAGAAGTAGATGCGATAAACTTCTTAACAGTGATAAGTAATCTTCTTACGTTGATTCTATCTAATGCTGAAGCCTTATCTTGCAATGTCTTCTGTCCGAATGCTACAATACCTTGTCCAGGGAATGCTGCGATTGGGTTTACTTTGTTCTCATATAGAGTATCTCTCTCCGCATGTGTTAATCTATTCAATACTGAAACTGCTCCAGTAATACCACCTCTATTCAAACCAGCAGGTGCGAACCATTCTGCTGCTAATCTATCGTTACTAGCAAATACTGCTGGTAATAGTACTGAAGGTGGTACAGTTACTAATTTGTTTGTATTAGTATCTATTGTCTTAACCCAAGGGTAGTAAGTTGCTGCGTAGTTTGTATCAACTGCGTTAGCTGCTTCAGTTGCCTCAGTTATTGTATCATCAAAATCGTTGAAATCAGCGATATAAAATGCGTCTTGTCTTTCCTCACAAATATCAATTGCTTTAGTAGTAATTGCTGGGTGTAATCCTCTTACAATACCAGGAGTTACTAACATATTGATATCATACTCATCAGGATTTGAAATTGCGTTAAGTGCTTTATTGTATGCTACTGAACCAGAAGATACAGATGTTGCACAATTGAATCCTTGCGTATTTGCATTACTCCAATCAGTATCACCAGCTTTAGCTATTGTTGTAGTTGGGTTCATACCATCAAATCCATCTTGGAATGCTAATACGAATTGTCTCTTAACCATATCAGTAGATGCAGAACCGGTCATTTGATACGTTAAACCATTTGCATCAAATGCAAAAGATACGTTAGAACCAGTTTGAGCTCCTATTGGAAGTGGTTTCAAATATTGTAAGTTATCTAACTTAACACCAGTAGTTTCAAAATCAAATCCACTATAATAGATTGGAGATGATGATGTATTATTTGCTGAGTTTGTTTGATATACTACCGCTGGTACTAAAAGTGATTCAGCGTTATTTGTTGCTGTAATTGGGTTTGTATATGCTCCATGTCCGAATGGTGCTGCTGATATTGGGAATGAGCCAGGAGTAGATACTACTACTCTGACATATTTTGATTGATTTGTATAATCACCAAATTCAGTAAGTTTACCATTGTTATCAATTGTAAAATATCTATCACCAATTCTTCTAGCTATATAGTTTGGAGAAGCAGGGTCTAAGTTTACATTATTAAATGTTTCTACAACACTCTTTCTCTTATCAGTATCATCAAATGAACGAATCGTTACAGTAAATGTTGAGTAATCAGTTCCACCATCTTCACCAGCTGCCTTTACATTTGAAATACCAACTTTAAATTTAGTATTATATGTTGTACCATGTCCAGTTGTTACGAACTTAAATAAATCATATCTTTCACCACTAATCAATTGAGATTTAACCATTGGAGTTTCAGCTGCTTGTGCATCATAAGTAAAATCTTGGGTAGGTAATACAACAGAAGTTATTACAATGTTATTTCCAGCAGAACCAGTATAGTATCCAGCTGCACTTTCAAAGTAAGAATATGCATATGCTTTTTTACTTCCAAATGGAGATTCTCCAAATACATCTGATAAATCGTTTACAGAAGATGGTAAGATAGATGCTGATACATTTAAATCTGCATGTAATGCTAAGAATGAGCCATCATTAACATTATCACTTGCTACAGTTGCTCCAGCAAAACCTACTTTCTCATCACCTAATTTAGTTGAATGTAATACACCAATTAATTTAGTGCCTACTGATTGAAGGGATGAACCAGATGCAAATATTGCTAAAGGTGCTACCTGCTCATAACCACCGATACCACCAACCCTTACGATTGTTGCTGTACCAGCTTCTCTTAAATAGTTTTGTACTGCATATTCAGTATAATACGTTCCATCAGGTGTTCCGAATATTTCTTCGAATTCTGATTGAGTTCTCACAATGGTTGGAATAAATGCAGGTCCTTGTTTAAAAGGTCCTATAAATGCTGCTCCAATTTCACCAATTCCTTGCGCTAAGAAGGATAGGTCATTTTCTCTTGTGAATACGCCAGGTGATACGATTCTTTCTGCCATTTTATTTCTACGATTTGTATTTTGAATGTATGTCTGTAAATAGTTACATTAATACTCATATAAATATAAAGAAAATGTTCAAAACACAAATTTGTTTATAAATCTGCATTTTGAACATTATATATAAAATCGCTTGTAGTAGTTACGCCGGTTGAGGGTCTACTCCGTATAAATTACTACCAGATGTAGGTGCCCAAGATAAATCAACATCACTAACAGTTATTCTGTTATATTTCTTAACCTCTATTTCTTTTGT